GCTCCCACAGCGTCGCCGCCGTCGTAATCGGGTTCGGCTCCACCTGTAGCAGGTAGTTAATCTTCGTACCCTGACTCTGGTAGCGGTCAGAGTTCGACAAGTCCATCACGAAGTTGCCGCCCTCGCGGTCGAGCCGCTGATACTGGAGCTGCATCTGTCCGATGGTCTTCGCCCTCAGCTCGATGGCACGGTACACCGCCGAGATAGCCAACGCCATGCGTGGCGACTGCACCGGCACGATGTTCTCCTCGAACGACCCGCCGTGACCCTCCAGCTGCTTCTTCGCATAGTCCGTCGTGTCCGTCGTCGATGCCGGCACCCCGACGGTTCCCTGACCTATCGGGGCCTCGCGGAAGTTCAACGCCTCCGTCGGTGTCGCTGCCTTGAAAAGATTACTGAAAAAACTCATATCTATTTCTGCTTTTTACTTACCTTGCGTTTTTGCGTCTTGGGTTTACTCTTCGTCTCAGCGGCCACCGTTCCCGTCGCGTCAGCGTCGGGCTTTTCTGTTGAGTGTGCTGCTGTGTCACAGCAGCCAAGAATTGCCTCTTTCTCCGGTGTCCGCTCGTTGATGCTGAAGAAATACTCGATGGCGTGCTCCTTGCGCTGCTTGTAGGACAGTCCCGTCACGCGCGTCCATCCACGGCTCACCTTCTCCACCCATTCCTCAGCGGTCTTCGTGTTGAAGTGGAGCAAACGCGCCACGCTGTGGATCACCTTCGGCTGCACGGCCTTCTGCTCAATCCGTTCGCCAAGCACGTTCATGCACACCAGTTCTGGAGTGGTCGGGATATGCGGGTCGCAGAATGTCACGCCCTGCAAGCCACCACGCACAAACGACTTCACATGATGATTGATGCCGAAGTCCTCGCCCGTGCCTTCCGTGAAGCGTTCCTTCATCGGTCGCGGGTCATAGTGCGTCAGTCCGTTGTCGGTCATCACCTGCCAGTTCAGGCACACCACGTCGGCATTGTACTGGTCAATCCACACTGGGATGGTCATCCGCACGTTGGCAAAGTCCACCAACTCATCGAAATCGAAGAAACCTATCCAGTCGTATTCGCCCGAATGGTCTCGGTAGCACTTCTCGTAAGCGTCTCGCTGCAAGCCTTCGAAATAGGTTATTTCCACAAAGCCCGCCTCGATGTACGGCTGCAAAACGTCCTGGAACAGCTCGCCATCCTCCACGCGGTTGTTGTCGTAGATGAATATTTTGTCAACGCCCAGCGCATTGTAATGCTCTACCCATTCCACGGCGTAGCGGTTCTCCAGCCTGCCTATGGCACAAATGGCCACCTTGGTACGAAGCGGCAACATCACGTTTTCGTCTTCTGTGGGCAATAGGTTCTTATGTGCATCCAGCCACGCCATCTGTTGATTGAGGTCGTTAGCCTTCCACGATCCGCTGCCGTAGTGCTCCACGAACTCGCGGATGTCACGGTGGTAGCCTTTCAATCGTGGCCGCTTTGTCAGGATGTCTTCGAGCAATACCGCACCCGTGTCATACCAGTTGTTGCGGTTTGCACGACCACCAGGCAACAGCCCGTAAGTCCTTGTCGGGTCGAAATACTTGGCACCTTCACGGGTGAGCATCGGCACGTTCATCCAGCACAGCATCGGCAACATGCGCCCAATGTGGAATGGGTTACTCGGTTGCGCCTTCTGGCAATAGCCATAGACGCTGTACTCCTCGCGGAAAAACTCGTCGATGTTCTTCTTGATCAGAATGTCGCTCTCCATCAGCACGAAGCCCTGGGGCAACAGCTCCCAAAGTTTCTGCACCGTCATCATGTGCTTCACTGAGCCAAACTCGCACCCCTTGGCACAACCAATCGAGCGGTCGCGTTCTGGGTACTTCTCCAGTTCTTTCTCGAAGTCGATAATCTGCCCTTTCGTGTTGTCAAACACCTGTACGTTCGTCGCGCCCTCAAATGGTCGCTGGTCGCTGTTGTCGAATACTACCACACGGAACGGCCCGCCGCCATTCTTCAGCAGGCTACCGATAGCCGCCATCGTCAGCTCCGGCGTGTTGTAGTGAATAATTGCTACTGTCTTCTGTCTCATAGTTCATTCTCCTATTTTTTATTTTCTTACTGTCAAACCCTTCGGACCTACAACACACAGCAGCTTGCCGTTCACATCGCACAGCCATTGCGGGATGGTCAGGATGTCTTTGCCAGTCAGGATGACATTGCAAGTTGAATTTTCTCTATTTTTGGCAGTCACGGTGATGGATGTCAGGATAGCCGTGCCGACAAACAGCACATCATCCTTTTCGGCGTTGTATTCGCCGTTGGCGACGCACAGTTCTACGTCTACCAACGCGCCACGATAGTCCAGCAGGTCTTTCGTGTTCTTTCCTGGGCCTTCGCCAGTCCATACGGCTGAGTCGGCTGTCACCTCCCAGCCCATGTCCACGATTTCGTTTTGTGCCCAGTCGCCTGTGGTGTCCTTGGTGGAGTTATCACGGACGTTGCTTTTGATCCTGAATTGGCAATTCAAGGCCGCCGTGATGACCTGCCCATCGAGGAAAATTCGCAGGTTCTGTCCCTTCAGTTTCGTACTCATATTGCTTAATCTTTTTGTGGTTTGTTGTTCACGGTCAAAAGCTGACCGTCAGCCGTCAACACCTGACCATTTGCAGCCAGTGCCAACGTCTCGTAGAAGTCCGTCGAGAGGTCGGGCTTTTCCACCGCCGTTATCTGGGTGATGTTTTCCTGATAGTCACGATGGAATGACTGGATGCTGTACACACGTCCGTCGTGAGCTATTAGCGAGTCGCGATCCATGTCCTTCTGATAGCGCATGCGAATCATCACCGTGTCGTAGGCGTCCAGCGCACCTTCGTGCATGGCTTTCATGCCCTTCGTGAACTTCACCTCTGCCCAGAATTCACCCAGACGCAGATAGTTCACGCCGCCTGAGTTGCGTCCGAAGTCGCCATCCACCGCCTGCATCTTGTTGGCGATGATGACGCGATTTCGTAAAAGTCCTGATTGGTATGCCATAATCTTCTATTCGTTATTCGTTACATGTTCCACTGCCAGCAGCTTGCCGTCTTTAGTGATGAATTGATACCTTTCTGGTCCAGCCTTTTCAGCCGTCAGTCGGACGCCCGTCTCAGCCTTTGCACATAGCGCGTCTCTGCCACCACCAACTTTAAGAACCGTCAGCAGCTTGCCGTCATTTGTTATCAGTCCCCTTGCGCCCGACTTCTGCACAACCAGCACGTAGGCAGTCAGCCCGCCACCGCTGATGGTCAGCACCTGTTGGCGGTCTTGCAGCGTGCAGTCTGTGTCGCTCGATACGGTAACGACGCCATCACCGTGACCGCTGAAGGTTACGATGATGTTGCCGCCGCCCGTGTTCCAAGGGATTGCTTTTGTCATGATTACTCGATGGTCCAGTTAGTGTTAGAAGTAACCGTGAACGATGCGCTGGTACTCTCGCTGTATGCGTTCCAGTCAATCTGTACGCTCTCAGGCGATACTTCGAGGACAGGATCACCAGCGGCCTGAGTGATGAGACATGTTGCAGTGTGTCCGGCATTGTCAGTCGCAATGAGCTGCACGGTCTTCTCGGTGATGACCGTATTCTTTGGGATGTTGGTAAACTGAATAGAGAACGGGAACTCCTGCGTGGCACCTGGGTCGCCTGTGATAGCCGCGCCGTTGTTCGTTACCAGCGAATTGGCGAGATAGGTAGCGGGGAGCGTCAGTACCAACGTACCACCGCTTGCCAACGAGAACGTCAACTTCGAAGAGTTGGTGGTGCCTTCGATGGTCAGCGTTGCTACCCCGTCTTTCGACACGGCTGCTGCCGACTGGATGGTTACAAACTCAGGCTTACCAGCCTGTATCACTTGACGCACGACATCCTCGCAGTTGGCTGCCTTGAATGTCATGGCGGTCTGTCGCGGTGAGCGTCCTGTGTTGTTACTACCAGCGGTCACGTTTACGGTATCATTGCCGCTGCCACTTGTTTTGCTCGGTACGAGCCATTGTGCGTATGCCATATCTTTTTGTTTTTAAATGATTTTCCATTTCAGATTGGTCGACGTCTCGATATTGTAGTCCACACCGTCAGGATGCAACCATACGAACTCCTGCACCTGTTCGGGCGT